TTGGCAGGTGGACTCGTTGAACCACATACTCGGGAAGAGTCTGCGGAGCGCTTCGATTCTCGCTTTCGCTGCGCCCTTCCCCTGATTAGGGACAATCTCCACGTTAAATTGGGCTTCACGAAGCGCTGAAGCATAGCTAACGTCATAGACTTTGTCATTGGTATCACCGTCATGAGGCAACCATATTCCAGCTTGTCCGTAGCCTTTGGAGCGCATCCAGTTCAGGTGCGTAGCCAGGGGCTGGCCTACAGCTTCATAGTAGTCAAGAACCCGGACCTCACGGCCGACGAACTGAGCGACCCAGATCGCCACAGCATCTGCCTTCGCCCCGGTACCGCCGATGTCCCAAAACGTCCGCAGGGCCATCAAAGGATCAGCAGAGACTCGTCCGATCCTACCTTGTGCTCTGGCTTCGGCTAGCGGTTTGGCGTAGTAGGCGCCTTCCAGGACCGTGGCGTAACCACCCTGCCAGATGTGGTCGTACTGTTCGGGATTCAGGCGCAGGCAGTCGAGCCTTTCCTGCTCTAGCACGCTGGGGAACATGGGGTTATCCGCCCAGTTCGCCTTAACCACGACCGAACCCGTTGGCAGGTCAGTCCCTCGGAGTAACTGGTCTACCGGGTCAGTCTTGCGCCGGGGGTTCCAGCTGAACCACAGTTCAGACCCCTCCTTGCGGATTGTGGGGCGTAGGAGGCTAAGGCTTCGAGCGCTGAGGGTTTGAGCCTCCTCGACCCATGCTATGCGGAACCCTTCGAGTGACTTGATCGACTCGGCATTGTGATCCTGCATGCCCTGAAAGGTCAGCACGCCGTCGCCAGGGGTCTGGATCACCTCATTGAAGACTTTGAACCCGTCGGCCGCTCCGATCCTGTAGGTTTCCAGCTTGTCCTCGATCAGGCGCTTACTTGACTCTTTCAGGGTTCGCTGGACTTCCCGAATGCAGACCCCGCGCGTGCCTTTGGTGAGCAGGCATTGCTCGATCATCATTTCGGCGAAGGCGTGAGACTTGCCTGACCCTCGGCCGCCCCATGCTCCCTTGTATCTAGCCGGCGAGAGCAGGGGAACAAAGACTGCGGGGGTGTCTAGGACCAGTTCCATAAGCCCTACTCACTACCCGTAGTGTTCTGCACTGTTAAAACCCGTGTTTTTTGAGCCGGCACACTACCTGTAGTGTCTTGCCAGCCCTATGGAGCCAGTAAACCAAGCCGGCCCGCACCCGTAGCAGGCCTGTTGCCTGAATCCGGATGCGTTTGGACTCGGTAAGGGTCAATGCGTCCTCGTCACCACTGCATCAATCACGTCTGGGGCTGGCAGTTTGTGCTCGGGGTGAACAATCCGCCTTGTAATCGTCTCTACCCGTATCGGGTTGTCTGCATCACCAGTGTGTTGAATTTGCGACAGTTTCGGAACTGACCTATCTAAAAGAGAATTAATCGCATTTACCTGAACTGGGGTCAGGTCTAGCGTCCCCATCGCGCAATTGTGCAAACGAGTAATCAGCGCTGACGCCTGGATTTTGTCGCGCACTGCTTTCGAGTGTTCAGGTCTTAGCCTAGCTGCCATGTGTCTGTTTGCTGCGATGCGGCATATTTAGCTCTTTGGATGCCTTGCAGTTCCGCCGCCGGGGGTTGCGTAAAGTAGGACGTTGTTTAAGTCTCGCATTGGTTGCTGCAGGTTTTTCATATCCGCGATGGTTGCCTTGGGCGAGATCACCAGACGCACTGGGCAATCTATCAATCCAATGCGGGCATACGGGATAAATCCCTCGGTTGTCATTGTTCCGCCGATCATTGTACGCCCCTCTGTAGAGTTTGAAACCGCTTAGCATATATCCGGCTGACACAAATCCCAACTATCCTTTAGTAGTAAGCGCTAATCATTTATAAGTGTTTACCCTATAAACACGCACGCCCAAGTAGCTAGCCTGGGCGTGGGTGCGTCACTGCTGCAGCGGGGGCAACACTTGGGTCGCCTCAGATTCCGGGTTCAGTGTCTTGCGCATTGTCACATTATGTTAACTTGTGAATAACTTGTCAAGACGGAGGTGTGCAATCAAGTAGGAAATGTCTCGCGCTGGCCCGCGCTTCACATTGCAGCCCGAGCACACCATGTCTACGTGCAACGGCGAGGAGTAGTATCTGTGGTCCCTCATTGTGGCTTTGGCGCCGCAGTCTGCGCACCACCCGCCAACCTCTGGAACTCGCGCGGCCAACATCTTGCGCTTCACTTCGTCTTGAATGTAACGAACCTTCGGCGTGCATGCGGCGCAGTAGATGCGCATGCTCGGTGCTTTTATGGTTGCTTCGCCGCAGCCGACACACGTTTGCTTGCGCATTGTGCTCCCTTGCGTAACTTGCGCACTGACGCGTTCACAGTAGACCACTCGTCGTCTGTGAGATACAACTCGCGCCTGCGCTGCCCCAATTCCGCACGCCTGGCTCGCAGCCTAGCTAGCCTGATCGCGATTGTGTCTGCCATGCGCCATTGTACACGGAAACGATTCCGGAAGCATTAGGGTTTGTACCTATTGCGCGTTTCCGGAAGCGGTGCTACATTCTAGGCGTCAGGCAACTAAACGGAGAAACCAGAATGACAGACAAACAAGCATACGGCGCGGGAAGTCTCGCTTGCCAGCGCGGAGCACTACGCAATGACAACCCAATGCAGGGCTCGCTACTGCGCCAAGCGTGGTTCGCCGGCTTCGACGAATTCATGCCGATCCGCGCAGAATGGGAGCAAGAAACCCGGGCGAAAGCCACACGCTACTGGATCGCGCCAGAGTGCGGCAATGAATACAGCACCGACGATTACCCCGAATGCGATCCGCGCTTTGATGACTGAACCCAGCGACTAGGGCAACTAGCCTTAGTCGGTGCGGTTCGCACTATTAACCCTTTGGAGAATGAAACCATGGCCCATTTCCCGCACCAGTCAAGCAAAAGCGCCGGCGACTCCTCGACCAAACTATAACACAGAGCGCTTCTGCTCCCATGTTATAGCCAGCGTTTAAAACGGACTTTGGAGAACCCAAAGAGAAACGCATGCTGATCACAACCGAATATGTCGCGCCGCCAGTCCCTTCCACTCTTTACGATTGGATGGCGAGCGTTGCCGGCGAAGAGGATTTCCCTATCGGGCGCGGGCCTACCGAATGCGAAGCTCTGCGTGACCTTTGCGAGCAATTGGCCCTGAAACTTCTCGAATCCTAACCCCTACTGGAGCACAGAATCATGACAACCGCGCTTGAGTATACGGTACTCGCCAGGCAATGTGAGAAAGCCCTTGACTGGTCACAAGCGGCAATCTATTGGGAACTGGCGCGGGACCAATTGGGGCTCGATGAGGCGCGCGATGTCTGCCGCCGGCGTGCCCGTAGTTGCCGCACTATGTTCGTTATTCAACACGACCTTTGCAATGAGCACGACTGAACTGACCGGATCGCTCGCAGACATCCTGCGAGCCCTCATCCGCGCTGAATTGTCTGCCAATAGGGGTTTACCCGGGGACACAAGCGATGAGCTGCGTGCAATCATTGACTTGATGCTTGCACAGCTGGAAACGAACCCTAAACGAATGCTAGCTTGGGATTGAATCATGTCAAACGTTTACAAAATCGCCGCAGAGTATCCCGAAGAATTCGCCAAGTGGTTAAGTTGCTCCCACGAGTTAGACAATGTGCGCGCAGAACGCGACACCCTCCGTTCCATCATGGTCGAGTTACATGACGCATTGTGGCTACTCGGCGTGAAGATCGAGCGGCAAATAGCCAATCTAGACAACCCTGCAGAGGGGCGCAAATACCTCGAACGCATGCAGCGGGCAATCGACGATTGCGAATCATGAAACTAGCCGCACTCACCCTCGCCATCGCATCCATTGGTGCGCAGGCCGGCCCCATCGAATTCACCCATCGCCAGACTCCTGACAATTGGAGTGACTGGGACAAACATGTGACAGTACTCGGTATCGCCCCGGCTTTCGTCGTCGAACTGGTGGCGCCCGAGTGGTCACGCCCGGCGAAATTCGGCGCTTGCATGGTGCCTGGGATCGCTCACGAATTCATCCCTGGATTCCCCACTCAGGGCAATACATGGTCACTGCGCGATGTTGTCTCTGACGCTGTAGGTTGCGGGATTGGCCTATTCTCATTCGAGGGCCGATTGCGTCTTGCGCCACAGGCCGGAGGCGTGAAGGTCACCTATTCGTGGAGTTTTCAATGACATTCGACGAATACTGGCAGAAAAACGGAACGCATATTGCAAAGCAAATGAT